GCGGCGTTCTTGGCCTCTTCGGGTTGGTATGGGAACCCTTGTAAGGCAAATGTCGCAGCGGACATAACGGGGGGCGCTATCGTGTTCCGCGTGGTCTCCAAGGAATTCTTGAATTTATCCCATGACTTTTCCCAATTCTCGGCGGCGTCCTGGTCGGCCTGCGTCACCCGGGCCGCGCCGTCTTGCGTCTCCTTGACGATTGTATCGAACTGCTGGCGAGTGACGGTCCCAATTTCTCGCCCGGCCTCATCGTCGAGGAACAGCGCCGCCATGCGCGCGCGCCGCGTCGTGTCCTTGATCGAATTCAGATATCGCTCGTATTCCTGGACTGCCGCGGGCAAGGAATCCATGCCCATCATGCGGCGCGCTTCGTTCGGGTCGATATCGGCGAGGGTGGCGTGAAACTCTCCGAGACCTTTTTTGAAGTCGCGGAAGGCGTCTTGCGCGTGTTGCAGAAATTTGTCGACCTCATCAGCGCCCATGCCGAAGCGCTGGAAAAGTGCCTCTTGATCTTTGATGAATTGGGCCGGTACCTGAAGCGTCGCCGACAGGCGACGCAGGCCGTTTAGCGACGTGCTCGCGTTGTTTATCCCAGCGACCATGCCGGCGAGGCCGCCCCCGATCCCGAGCATCGAAAGGCCGGCCGCGTCGAGGGCAGGTGCGAGAACGCCCTTGAGCTGGGCGCCAAATTTTCCGACTTCCTCATGCGCTTTTTTGAACGCGGTGGCCTGTTCTCCGATGCGCGTCGCGTGTTCGCGCCCGCCGACTTGGGTGAGCTGCTCTTGCAGTTTCTTCAGCGGCGCTGAAAATTTGTCTTCGACCACTGCAGAAAGTCGGAGATCGTTGGCCATCAGTCATCCGCCATTTCTGCGAGAAGGGCGTTTGTGGCCCTAAGCACTTCGTCGACCACGCGAACCGGCTGGGCCAAAACGTCGAAGGGGCTACAATGAAAAATCATCGCCAATTTTAAGGCCGAGTTCACGGCGCCCTCGACTACGCCGGGAGAAAAAAATCGCGCATGATCCAGCACGCCGAGACGAATTCACGCGGCGACATCTGCGCAACCGACGATGGCGGAACCCCGCCGAGCAGCGAGATCATCCGCGCCATGCGGCCGTCGTCGTAAGTGATCCGAGGCCGCCCGTCGATCATGAACTCGTAGATCACCGGGTTGCCGATCTGGATGATGTCGGCCGCCGTCGGCGCGCGGCATTTGATCTCTTCGAGGGTTTCCCCGTGCGCCTTGATCGGCTTGGTGAGTTTGATGACGACGAATTCGCCGTCGCTCGCGGCGTCTTCTTTGCGATCTTCGCTGGCCATCGTGGCCTCCTTTAGCTAGGCGGTGACGAATTAACCGCCGACAGACTCGTTGGAATTCATGCCTTCCCACCTGATGTGAGTCAGCCCTTCCTTAGTATTGATTGAGTACGCGGCCGTCGTCGTAGCATTCACCAGCGTATAGGTGCTACCGTTCGCCAATTCACCCGTAATGGTAGAATTGGTGATATCTTCAGCGTCCGTCAGAGAGAACCCGGGCTGCAACGAAATGTCCCCTTCGATGAAGGGAACGCGCGGCATTTCTGTGTATCCATGAACACCGTCCTGCCCGGCGAGCATTTGCCGTTCAAGCAATGACGGGCTGACGGTGAAATTGCCGCGCAAAGCGTATTGGACCCCGTCAACTTTCAAATATGCGACGCCTGCGATTCTCTGTGCCATGGGGAAGTTCCTCTTGGAACGACCCCTGGCGGCCAGCGCCCGGTGGGTCTTAATTCAGTTGAATTATTTTAGGTTAGACCGAGATCGGCTGCGCCTGCGAACCGAGCAGGCGGAACTGAGCGAGCACGGCGAAGATGCGCAATTGCCCGATCAGATTTGGCGGATAGAGCACATCGACGCGGTTCGGGTTGGTGCTGCTGCGTTCGACCACCAGGTTCTTGCCGAAGGTGCCGTCGTCTTCGACCAGGCCGTTGTATTCCGCCCCTAGATATTCCGAGATGATTTCGCCGCGGATCGACTTCGGGGTGACGATTGCCTGGCCGGTGGCGAAGTTCGTCCCGTCGTCGGCCAGTTTCGAGCGTGGATACTTCGACGTGATCGCCGACTTCATCGCCATCAGCAGGGCGGCGAGCGTCGTCAGTGTGGTCACTAGGTTGTAGGCAATATCCGGCGTGCCGAACGAATTCACCTGGTAGCGCGTGGCTTCGATCATGATCACCGGGTAGCCGTTTGGCCCCCGCATCTGGACGGCGACGCCGACGCCGGCGAGGGCGTTGGCCTCGGCCTTGGTCCACCGATCCGGCTTGAGCGCCGGCAGGATGCCTGTAAGCTCGAGGGTTTGCAGCGGCCGCGCCGGATCTTCCGAAAAGCCCTGCATCGCCTGGGCGGTATAGGCCGCGGTCCACTCCCACACTGGGGATGGGCTTGATGTCTCGACGCCCATCACGCTCTCGACCCCGGAATTTCCCGTCGGTCCCCAGCTGATCAGCGTCGAATAGCTGCCGCGGATCGCGCTGTAGACGTTCCCGTAGAGCTGGCGCAGCCATCCCCAGCGGCCCGACGAGGTGAAGCCGTACTCCGTGTCCCAAGCCCTCAGGCTGGCCGTGTCCGTGTAGGGCATGCCGGTGTAGTAATAGACATCGTCGCCGAGGTTGCTGATCGGCGCCGACCAGTTCGGCGTCCCGGCCCCATTCACCATCGCGACGATTGTAACGCTCATGCCGGTAGGCATAAATTCGTCGTTCTGCGAACCGAGGTAGTTCGGCTGGATCTGGATATCGTTGCCGGTCACGCCGCTCCATAGGCAGGTCAGGTTGACTGCGTTTGCCACCTGGACCGCAGAGACGGGCAGGCTTGTCATAGCGGTGATGGCGGCCGTGAGATTAGCCGCCACGACGCTCGTAGCGTCCGTCGTCGCGACCGAGATCTGGACCGGCTGGCCGGCGATGTAGATCGTCAGGACCCCGGCGTCCGAAGCGGCTGAGGCGATCGTGATCGAACCAGTCGCCTTGACGCCGGCGCCGGAGCCGCCGCCCGAGAAGGTCGCGGAGCCGAACGAGCCGGCCGAAACGCCGCCCGTGTCGGTATAGGTCGAAGCGAGGGAATTCCCGGCCGATCCGCCGGTGAGGGCCGTGAAAATGCAGGTCTGGCCGGAGGTGAGGCCGTTGCCCGCCGCGAGGGAGCCCGAGACGTTGCTGGGCGTCGCGCACGGGACATAGTTCGCCGTCGCGCCGCTGCCGCTGATCGAAGCGGCCATCGAGGCGATGATGTTGACCATCGTCGCGGCGAAGCCGGCATTGGTATCGGCGCTGACGAGGATGTTGCCCGCCGCCGACCCGATGGTCGAGACAAAGTTGAAGGTCTGGTTGCCGATCGTGATTGTGTCGGTCGCCAGGAAGTTCTTGGTCGTCGACTCAGTGAACGTCGCAGTAGCCGCCGCTCCGACACCAGAATCGGCAATCGGAAGACAGAACAGCTCAGCGGCAGGATTAATCCCGAAGAATATGCTGCACATGTCGGCGAGCATCGAGCCGGCGCCAAAATAGCTGATCGCCATCGCCGGGGAGCCAACGGCGATCGGCACGCCGACCGCGGACGGAATGCCGGATGACACGCTTCCCGAGGAGAGGATCTGCCCGACCAGCAGCGCCGGCAAGTTAGGATTGCCGCCGCCGCCGGCCTGCGAAGGATCGATCTCGGCCCAAAAGAGAGGAAGGCGCCAGCCGGACGGAAACGAGGGGAAACTGATGCTCATCAGGGGTGTTCCTTTTTTGCGGAACCCCTGGCGGCCGGCGCCCGGTGGGTGATGATGGCGGGCGGGGAGCCCTGGTTAATTGGCCGCTAGGCCGATGCCTACTGGCGGGCCTTTACGAACAAGACAGCCTCTCGTGCGCCGTGGACAACGCCCTTATCGCCGACGACGACCATGAGGGTTTGGACCTGCTCAATGAGATCCTGTGAGAGCCCCTGGCGATCAGCCTCGATCGCGATTTCCTTCGCGATCAGCGCCTCTTCAAGATCGATGACGCGCAGCCGACGGCGTTTGTTCTCATTCCGCAGTTCGCGGACATATTCGGCCGGGAAGGTTTCGCCCATGGCGGCGGCGCGCGTTATCGATACGTCGCCGGTCGCGGCCGGATGGCAGGAGGTGCATCTGGTGCGACGGGCGGATCGGCGGACGGCGGATCGGCCGCCACAACGCCGCCGTCGCGAATCCGTCGATGGGTGAAAGCGTCATCAGGCCAGTAGGCGCCGCTCTCTGGCAAATGCGTCTGCGAGGCGTGCAGCGAGGGGTGCTTCAACTTCATCCCAGGCGCGGCTTTGACGAAGATCATGAGCGTGCTCCTCTATGAGGCAATCGTGAATTTGGCAGTGAGCGCCTGATTGGCCGTCATTTCCTCGGAAGCGACGGTCTGAGAATGGTTCACCGTGTAGACCCCAGGGCCGCCTGCAGCGCTCGGATCAATCTCGGTGATGATCGTCCCTGGCTCGACATTTCCGTCCGTATCGGAAATCACCAGGAATGGCTGAAGCGCTCCAACGGCAACGTCGCTGACTATCATCACATTGCCGTCAATCGAGGCGGTGAAGACGGCGACATCTGGAATGACCGCAGCCGCGAGATCGTCGGCCGGCAAGACGGTGACGCCCAACGTCGTGAAGGCGTCCGGCACGTAAGGCGGCCAGGTTTCGTGATACTGCATCACGAAGAGAACGTGGGCGTTGCCGAAGAAATAGCCGCCGTCCTTAGGCGACATTTCCTGAGCTTCCTCGACCGAGAGGATTCCCTCGTTGGTGTCGACGAAGGCAGCGCCAAGACCCGTTGCTCCGGTCGTCGGCGCGGCGTCATTACGCGAGGCCGTCAACGTCACGCTCTTGATGGTGTCGATCCATGCGTCGAGCTGCGCGGCGATTGCATCGCGCGTCGTCGCCTTGTCGCGCACCGTGACGACGATGTTCGCCTCGTTGCGCAGGTAGGGCTCGCCGACCAGGTCACCAGGCGAATCCCGCTCGGCCCTGTTGCGCGCGGCGACGACGCAGAGCGCCGGCAGGTCGGCCTCTTCGAGAGTGTCGACGGATGCCTTCGTCGTCGTCACGATGCCGGACATCGAGGGCGAGAGAAGCGCCAGCAGCGCATCCCTAATGACGGCGGCCTGGCTGCTCATGCGTTTTTGACCACCAGCTTGGCGCCGCCCTGCCCGTCGATCTGCACGTCGTAGATCGTGTAGTTCACGCCGTTGACGAGCAGTCCGTCGTTCTTCATCGGCAACGCTGGAAACTCCACAATCTTGATGCCGACGTTCATGTCGTTCGACCGGATGACAGTTCCGTCATCCATGGGGATCTCGACCGTCCGTGACGTCCAGATCCCCCGAGCGCGATAAGACCCCGCATTAGGGATCGATCGCGTCGGGGTGATCGTGATCGGAACAGCAAAGGTATCCTCGCAGGGGCCGAGGACGAGCCGTTCAAAATCGATCGACATCAGGCGTTAATCAGGCCGCGCCAGCGCTTGGCGCGACGTCTCGATTGAAGGATGGGCCGGGCCCATAATTCGGCGCTTTCTTGTCGGGGTCGACGAGATGCCCTGTCAGGCGTAAGTGTGACACGTCTGAGGCAGTCAGCATGACTTCCTCGCCGGGGCCATAAGCACGCACTTCTGCAACCTCGACTGGACGGCCGGTGCCGGGCGTTCCATCGGAGCCGGGGAAATATCCGACGACCCTCTTCTTGCCCTCGACTGGCCCCTCGATCGTATGGCCTTGCGCCACGGTCGCGCGGACCATCTTTTCCCTTTGCTCTTCAGCCATCACGGCTACTCCATGGTTTTCGCGGCGTAATCCTCGCCGCGAAGAGGTTCAGTGAACGGGCAGATCAGGTGTAAACCGGGTCGCACACCGTGGCGCCGACGCAGGCATTGACGCGCGAGGGGATCACAATCGGGCTCGACTGCATGAGGATCAGGCGTTGCGCCGGATCTTCCGTCACCCAGGTCTTCGGTGCGAAGGGCAACGAAGCGTAGGTGAAATACGGGTCCATAATCATGCCGAATGCGCGCGTGCCCATCATCGCTTGTCCCGACATCAGGACAGAGCCGTCAGCGAGCATGGGCGTTTCAACGTTCGTCGTGTCGTTGACGTACCACTCGTTGTAGACCCAGAGGTTATACTGGCCCCACTTCCCCTTGAACACGCCGCCCCGATCGATCTGCGCGCCGGGGTCGACAGTGTTGCCGGCTTCGCCGAGACGCGGATAGAAAATCGCGCCCTTCAGCAACGGATCGGCGATAAATCCGAGCCACGACGATGTGGTGAAGATCAGGTTGTCCACCACGGCGCCGGACGATTTCAGAGCCTGGCGCTGCCACGCTTCGATGTCCGTCGTTGGGGACGCATTGCCGGCGACGACGTTGGCCGCCGTCCATTTTGCCGTTGACGTCTTTGCGACAGTGAGCGCCGGGTCGCGCCCGAAGTCCACAACGACCGTCGGGAATCCCTCTCCAGCCACCGTGACACTGCCGTTGAGCAACGCCGACGCGGCCATCCATTCGAGCCTGCGCGTGATCATGTCCATCTGATCGGTCATCTCGAACTCGAGATTGGCCATCTCACGCTCGGCGCCGGTCATGTCGCCGCCGATCCGCTCGCCGATCATGCGGCGAACGGGCTTGCGCAGATCCGGCGCGCGCTTGTCCTTGATATAGGCGGGCTTGAAGATGTTCGTCTGGATGCGACGCTGCTCGACGAGCTTGCCTTCAACGAGAGGCGAGACGAACGGCGCCATGCGGCGCTTGCCGACATCGACGTCGATCGACACAAACTCCGTGTCCGACGTGACGATATTCGGGAAGAACTTGTCGAGGAGGAACGACGTCGGACGCTTCAGATTGGGGACAACCTGAATGAGGGTATTTGTGTCGTAAATCAGGGTACCGGTAGCAGGGCCAGCCATAGGGATTCTCCGTATGTGGAGGTCCCCTGGCGGCCGGCGCCCGGTGGGATCGGTTCAGGACTTCATGAAAGAGGGGGTGGAATCAGCTCGGGTCGGAAGCCGAGACGACGTTCTTGATGTGGATGCCGAGCGGGCGGAGCGCGGTTTTGATCGCCGCCAGCGAGATGCTCGGGTCGTAGATCAGCGCGTTGCCGTTGAACTCGCCCATGAGATAGACGCCGCAATTCACGTCGCCGGCGGAAGCGTCGGTATAGTCGACAAGGATGGCCGCCGGTATCTGGCTGCCGTCCACAGCAGAACCCACCGCCAGCTTGAACGACCCGGTGCTCTGCCCCACAGTGATGACGAAAGCGTCGGCCGCCGTCGCTGTGCCGCCCGCGGTGATCGTGAAGTTGATCTGCGCGTCGGTGAAAGCCGTACCCACAGCGCCGGTGCCAACCACCTCGCCCGACGGATCGTACACCGTGAAGGCTGACGTTTGACTGGTCGTGGCCAGGGCCATCGTGTAGTTGCCAATCTGCGCCTTGAGGCCGAGCGATATGCTGCCCACGCTCGAGGTGCCGGTATTGTTGGTGCCGCCGGTGAGAGTGGCG